AGCAGCAGCCATTGTAGCTGCTACATAGAATACACCACCTGGATCTGAACTATCACCAGCCAGTTCCCACATTTTTTTACCAGCAGTGTTGATGTCAGCAGCTTCAAAACGAACATCTGCCATTGCCCCAGCGTCAGCTACGGCAGTTGCAAATACATCTTCGTCTTTAACTACTCCAGCAGATGTGTAAATTCCAACATTGAAAGTACACGATCCTCCAAGGGTATCTGAACCAATAAATATGGAAGATACAACAGCATTACTTGGTATTGGTGCAAGCATAACGACATCATCGTTATCACTGTCACCAGCAGCAAGTGCTATAGTGCCTTGTGCTACACGAATAACTCCGTGTAGAAGGGCAGCATCATTAGCAACCTGAGGAGCAGCTTCGTAATTAGCCACTAAGTCTGAGTTTTTAGTACCCATAATTTTATCTCCTATCTATTATTCGTTACACGGAATTTGAAACACAGAAGTCTCCTGCATCCTAACCGCTCCAATGTCCATGCATGTGTACACTTGCGTAGCATAACTTTTGTCAGGTCGAACATCAATTTTAGCAGTGATGTCTTTGCCAACGCCAAGTTTGATAGCATCTTGTGTAAATGCAAATACTAGACGGTCATCCGTATTAGTTGCGTCAAAGTTTAATCTGTTAGACAAGATGAATTTGAAACCCATAAAAGTATCAATATCACCAGCTGCAAGAGCTTTGACTGTGTTAAAATCACTTGATGTTACTTGAGTAGTACCAAGTAAGTCAGCAATCTGAGTTGCCCCACATACAATGTATCTAGGGATTGAAGGATCTACATCATTCAAATCGAAAAACTTTTTAGCTGCAATCATTTTTGCAATTGTTAGTCCATCAGACTGGTTAGATGTTGCAAACTTAGATGTAGATGGTAACGCAACAGCAGTTGCACCAGCTACTCCAGCTTGTGCTGATCCTTGTAAAGCAGAAATCACGGTGTCATCCATGGATCTTCCCATTGCCGCAGCAGCAGCTTTAGCATAAGAAGAAGTTGGATCGATTAGCATTCTTACTTTATCTTGATCATCGATAAGATCAGCCCACTCATAAGAGCTTAGACTTAATCTTCTTCGTGAGTGTGGAGTGTCAATTTGTGGCGTGTCCGCATGTCTTGACGTTCTAAGCTGGGCAGAAGTTACCCCTACTTGATCAAAAAATGCATTTTTACCCGTCACGTTTTCAACATCCACAGCAGCTCTCAAACGGCTTCCCATTTGTTGAGCTAACATAGCCACGTTAGAACTATACTGTTCTACGAAGGCTGTGGTTATTTGTGTTGACATAAAATGTCTCCTTGTTGTTAAGTTTAAGTTTTATTGTCAGCCAATTATCCCGTAGGGTTGTCTTACATTTAACACCTGGTAGGTGATAGTCTGTCCTATTGTCTTTTAGAGCTGGTAAACCAGTTGTTCTAAATAGTGGTTAGCCTGAGACTACTTCTCTCAATGCTAAAACTTTTTGCACCGTTGCCTCGTGTTGAGGATCCATCTTGTTCCAGTACGGACTATTAGGTGCAGTTAAATCGTTTATTTGTTGTTGCATACCAGCATTTGACGCAGCTGAATCTTTATCACCAACTAAAGTATCTTCTGATACGACAGTTGCAATTTTATTCAAACCACGGATCAATGATGCGTTGTCACCAAGTAAAGATCCATCTGCAAGTTGTACGCTAAATATATCTTCACCTAAGAATTGTTTTGCAACATTGGATGCCTTGTTAAGATTTTCTTCGTAACTTCGGCCCCATTCTTCACGCAATGTTCTTGAGCTATCTTCTTGTGCTAGTATAGCATTGTTTTCCATATCAACCATTGATTGACTTGATATGCTATTATAAAAATCTAACAGACCTTGTGCTTGTGTAGGTGACAATCCATGTTTGTGTGCAGCATCTTTAAAACTGCTCATTAACTGTTCATCAATTTGTTCACCTTCAGCAATCTCAGCTGTTAGTTCATAACCATTTGGATCTGACGGCCTACCTAATTTATCGTAGATGTCGTTCCATTCTTCTTCAGTTGTATTAGCTCCTGGCACTACCATCTTGTCTTTGCCAATCATTGACTCAGCATTAATGTAGCTTTTTGCTAATGTTGATACGTCACTAAATTTTTCTAGTGATGCATTTGATTTAAGTTCCTCTGGTAAACTGTCTCTCCAGCTAGCTTCTGCTACTGGAGCTTCTGTTGCAGTTGACTCAGACGGTTGGCTTTGTTCTTCGACAGCCGTTACCTGATCTTCTGACATAGTTGTCTCCTTATGTTATGATTAAATAAATTAAAATTAATACGATAGCAGCTGAGATAATTTTTATTTTCTTATCTGCGTTCCACCATAGTAAAAAATATTGCTTTAATTCTTCCATTAAATTTTCCTATTTAAAATGTTAATAATAAACAAAATGACGGCACGTTGACCTTCCATAAAAGCTGACTCATGTGAATCATTTTTTACATTGGTTGTGCTAAACAAGTGGCATCGTCTTTGTAAATCTTCTAAGACTTTTGCCCCTTCTTTACTTTCAAAAGTTAGTTTGTATGATTTAACTAACTCTTTAAATTTTTCTTCATTTTGTTCTTGTTCTTGGTTCTGATTTTGTTGCTCATCAGCCATAGTATTTCTCCTTTAGTTGTTGACAGCTTTGACCATCGGAGCTGCTGCACCAGCTGCTTGTGCTTGTTGCATCAACTCTTGTTGTTCTGCTGCTTGTTGTTCGGCTTGTTGCCGTTCTTGTCTGACTTGTTGTACTTCAGCATCAGATTTCATAATCTTAGCTGGTAGTCCTAGAACACTTTGCACATACTTAGCCAAACCGTCAGAGTCCAAATAATCAAGCACTGGAGCAAATTGTGACATAGCTCCAAAGATTTCAATTCCACGCATGACGGAATTAAGATCACTTGATTTTTGTGCTTTGGCTAGTGGACTTACATATTCAATCTCAACATTTTGTTCTGCTAATATTTCAGGTGCTGGTCTGAATATGTTTTGTCGTTCTAAGATATTGTATACCCGTTCAATTAATGGCTGTAATAGTTCTGATTGCAATCGACCTAACACTGGGCCTAGCAATCTCATTTTTTCTTCATTACGTTGCAACACTTCTGTTGCTGTCATGTTGCCACCTTGTGATGTTAGCAACTGATCTACATAAAATGTTTTTTGTATTGCAAGTTGTCTGTCCTGGATCATGTTGACAGTTACAGGATTGTTAGCTCCAATCTGTAATGGCTCAATACGATCTCGTGAACCTGAACGGTAGAAGTTTAAACCACCTGGCACTGTCCTGACTGGCAACATAAAACCGTCATCAGGAACCATAAGGGGAGGATCTATTTGTTTCTGTGCAGCTTTGATTGTTACCTCAGACATTTTATTCAACATCTTTACGTCAGGAAGTGCATTCATAGAAGGTGATCTTCCATAAATTTCATAACTAGCTTTTAAATAACGTGGCACAACGTATGGAAACTCATTGAAACCACTTTCACTTATCATGTGAACATCATCAGGATCTACATAACATGACTTAAATGGCATGTTCTGTGTATCTTTTTTCTTTTCGTTGTATGTATCTCTAGGCATGACTGCGTGCAATATGCTTACATCTGCATCAACATCTTTTTTAAATTTATTTAAAATGCCAGCACCTACGTTTTCTTCACCAAATAAATTAACAGCAGCTCTTGCACTTAATGTAAAATGTCTAAAGACAGTATCAACTTGTCCTTTTTCATTCTCAGCAATAAATATTTCTTTAATGTGTCTTGTATTAAAACGAACTAAGTTTTTTTCATCAGGGGAAACAAACATGGCAGATGTGCCAAAAGAGATTAGATCTTGATACAGTTCCTGTATTTCTTGTTGAAAGTTGGATCTGTTAAATGCAACGTACATATCTTGCGTTACGGAGTCTAACCATTCTTGAGCTTCATCGTTTTCAGATAACAATGGATTTTTAAATGCAAGTGTAAACCAAGGTGAAGCTGCGTTAGTCAGCATGCCATGTAAACTTGAACTTAATAGCTCTAATGCATGGATGGCGGTTCCATCAAATATTACTTCCGATCTCTTATCACCACGAGTACGTTGTGTTGTGATGTCAGCTTTACGAGGTAGCATGTAATCAGCTATTTCTTGCCAATGACTTTCCCATGTTGACCGATTTGTTCTAAGTGTAGCAAAACGGTTCACTAGCATTTCTGCGTTTTTGTTTTTCATATTAGCTTAACAGTGTTGGCTTGTATGTTGGTGCGTCACCACCAAGACCCATTGATGTTGTTTCAATCAATGAAGATTGTCCTGGCTTTTTCTTTTTCTTAGCAGCCTGGACATCTTGTGCTATGTCTTGAGTTTTGGTCGTTTGCAACTCATTTGTTTTAGTCATTGCAACCGTTGATGGTTTACGACCTCCGATTATTCCACTCATAGTGTTCTCCTTAATTATGCTTGTTTATTGTTGTTTGCAAAGTTTCGTGCAGCAGCAACACTGTTGAAACCCCATTTCTTTAATGCCAATGCTTTTCGTGTAGGACTGCCATCTGGGTTTTTCATAGCTCCCTTCATTCCAGCAAATCGTGCTGCAAATGAAACACGTCTAGGATTAGTTCCTTTACTTACTGGAGCTTTAACTTTATAAAATGCACGGCCAGCATCATTTAATCCACCAGTAGGACTTTGGTGTTCTTTAATAGCCACATTATGCTCCTACTTTTTTTTGTGCAATTTTATGTGCAGCTGTAAATGTTTTGCCTTCAAGCATTTTCTTTTCCATCAATGACATGTGTTTTTTTGTGTGATGTACAGAATGCTTTTTAAGAGTTTTAGCTTGTCTTTTAGTTAGCTCTTTAGCCATTTTTATTTACCGTATGGTTTTTTGGTTTTTTTCTTTTTTGTTTTTTTTACTGGTGGTCTACCTTTAGTTGAGCCGTATGTTCCTGATCCGTATGGCATGGCTTTCTCCTTATGATAATAAAGTTGGTCTTGATTTTTTTCTTAAAATAGCAAAGTCTTGTGCATCTATTTTGTTATTATTGTTTGCATCAATTTTTTTTTGTTTGCCTTTTAATTTTGTTTTTGGTTTTGGTTGTGTCATAAAATTAACCCATTAATGTTTTCTTTGGTTTCTTTGCTGTCTTTGCAGATTGTGCAAAGTTTTTAGCAGTTGGTGCTCCTGGTGATCCTACTTTTCTCATTTTCTCACCTGATCCAGCTGCAATTCTTCTGCGTTTTGCATGTATGTTTGCATATAGTCCTGGTTTTGTAGCCATAGTGTTGTCCTTATCCTAGTAGTGATGGTTTGTATGAATCATCATCCGTGTTTGTTAATCCACTGTTTGATGTCAATATGGTTGCTTTTTTGCCACGCCTTCTTTTTTCCTGTACCTTTGGATCTTCTTTTGCCATAGATCCCGATGGTGTCAGCATAACTCTAGGTTTCGGCGGAGGTGGCATTTTTGGTGCTTTGAATATACTCATTGTATTCCTAATGGGTTGTAGCTGTTGTCAGCTGTTTGTTGTTTAATCTGATTGTCATCTCGTAATTCTTCTAAGCCTACAGCTAGAACTCTCATGCTGTCACAGGCATGACTTGACCAATCATGCACAGGTTTAGAATTAAAGGTTTGCAAGGTGTCATTGAACTTGCGGTGATAGTTCCTCAAGGCATCTATCAGTTTCTTACAATTGTCGACATCTATCCAACAACGGTTAAGCAACAGTTGTGTATAGTGTATTCCATCTTCTATGCTGAGCTTGGGTACAATTTTAAATCGTAAGCCCAGCTCGTATGCAATCTCACGTCTTGATTTACCATTTGTAAACTCACGTTGTTCTAAATCGTGTGGGCCGTAATGGTTGTTGTAAACGTAATCTTTGCTATTTATTAAATTAATATAGTGGGGCAGTCCTTCATTGCTGCTTTCATAATAGTCAATAACGTGTATGGCTTTGCCTACTTGTTGAAAAAATATAATGACCGTTTTATCTGATATGCCAATATCCCATGCTGTGCTGACCTGGTAGGTCGGATCATAGGGTACACGGCCAACTTGTTTTCGATCTTCTATCTTTTCAATAACGTCACCGTAAATAGCACCTTCTAATGCTGCTACCCAGTCACATTCAAACTCTTGTCTGTATTTATTCTTACCCATCAGCTCAAGAGCTGCTTCTAATTCATCTTCATCAACAATGCCTGTTTCAGATGCTTTTGCTATTTTTGTGTACCACGTTTTATCTTTTAGTCCGTGTTGGTACTTAGCATAGAAATCATTTGACATTCCTTGGGGTGTGCCAACGAAGAAACAAAAACCTTTTCTATCTGATAGAGCTGGTCTGATAACTTCAGGAAACAACCGTGGATTAATTTGTGCATACTCATCACAGATGATACCATCAAAGTAATTACCCCTTAGACTGTCTGGGTTTTCAGAACCAAGCAATACAATTTTAGCACCGTTTGGAAACGTGCAGCTTAGTTCTTGTTCGTTAAATTTGGTTCCAGGTATGACACCAGCATAAAATTTTAAATAGTCAAAAATAATTGCTTTTGTTTGTTTGTATGTCGGGCCGATGTATGCGTACCTGGGGTTCCACATATCGTTAGTTAAAGCTCGTTTAATTAATTCATTTATGCATAAAACAGATTTACCAGCACGTCTATGAATGCTGAGTACCGCCCACCTGTGTTTGCTTAACTCTGTATGTATTTCTTGTTGCAGCTCTCGTGGGCTGTACGGAATTGTTATTTGCACGATACTTCCCATCTATTTTTAGATACACTGTGTACCAGTGGTTGATAAACTCTGTTTTTTCTTGTTGTCCAACCAGTTCCGTTTTTAAATGGTTTAGTTTGTCCTAAAATTTTCCAACCAACAGCTTTTAAACTATGTCCATTTTCTTTTTCTAAAGTGTAAGTAATCATTTTTTTACCACCCATTTGTTGCCAAATTCTCCAACATTTAGCATAGAGAAATGAACATACATTTTTAGGTGAATTAATTTTTGTGCAAAGTCTTACAACTTCTGCTGTAAATTGATTGTCTAATTTTCTTGCAATTGGTCTGCCTACTATTGCAACACCAACTATTTCATCATTAAATAAACACCCTATAGCAAACTTAGCACCAACTGGGGCTTTGTTGTGTCTATGATATTTATTAACAAATTCTTTTGCATACCTAATAGTTATAGGAACTACTTCCATTAGTGTAATGTTGGCTGATCACCGTATAGATCCATCAGGTCTATATTTAATTGATTGCATATATGTTCGGACACATCTCTACCGTGTATAGAATTACGAAAGCCTGTGATGTTTATAAACACACTCTTTGTGCCATCGTCATAAAACACCATTGCAATTAAATCTTTAAGATCTTCATCCATGGGTGGATCCATTAATTTCCTATCATATATATACTACTAACCGCACCGCCGGTTTCGGGGTGTGGGGGGCATGTCCGGTCAAAAAAAGAGTCGGCTCTAGCGGACAAAAAGCCTAGGGTTTCTGCCGATACAAAGCCAAGAGTCCTGTCATTGTGCTAGACTACACACCAAATAATTTAAAAAAGTAAGGCACATGGTATGGATCAGCTGCACCATTCCTACATTAGAACAGTTCTAATGTACGAACTCCATGACGTGCGTGCGTAATCATACAGCTGCGTTTAATATATGGGAGTCACTCCGTACTTCTGTAACACTTCATCCTTACTTAATGTACTCTCTTGTTCTTCCCAAGCCAACTGTCTCTTAGCCACCTTAGTCCTATGATCTATTTCATTAGGCTTGAACACATCAACCAATACATAACGATAAACATTGCTATCCTTATCATTCCATTGAAAGTGTAACAACTTAGGAGCTTCATCATAACTACCTAGATTGTTTGGATCAAAGTCACTGATCGTCACTTAACTTCTGCTACTGGCTCAGCACTCCAAGCAATAGTCATCTTGGTATCTGCTTTAACATCAGCTTGGATCTTATCACCAAATGTACCTGACAATAACTTACTGCTCATCCACCTGGCATGATGCAATCGTTCTCTGTTCCATTGCACCTTCTGTGGTTCAACATCAGTTTGTAACAACTCAAGCATCTCATCAAGATAACTCCATGCTCCAAGCTGCCTTGCATCCATGACTTGTTTTTTTATATCTTCATCATCTTTCATCCACGAGTAAACACTTGTGACTGAGGGCATATCCTTATCCTTGCAGATCTTCGAGAGTGGATCTCCCTTCTGCAATCTTTCGATAATGCTCGATAGTTTCTCTTTTAACATTTTTAAGATTCAATATTGATTTAAGTTTACCTTCAGCTGTCTTAGGCCCTGTAGACAAACCACCATGATTACGACATCTTCCATTTTCTAATGCTTTAGCTCGACAGGGGAGTCCAGTTGATCGTGCATAAGCACTACAACGCTTGCTATACAAAGGTCTACCAACCATAATGGCTTGTCATTTACAAAGAAGGAAAATCATTACGCAAAATATACCTAATGATAATTAAATCTTTATGTGATTTTGTCGATCATGTCTAGTAGTTTTTTATCGTACGCAATTAAATATTTTATGAAGATAACAGTCTCAAAATATTTTTCTTTTACAGTGTGTCGATGCATCTTTAATTTTTTAGCAAGATGTGTGTAAGGTACTTTCATTGCTCTCGACCACATCAGTTTTCTATCCATTGGGGTAAGCAACGGATTGATATTGAATAAAACAAACTCATATCGTGCAATTTGTTTAGCTGATGCAACAATTTTAGGCTCTCGTTTCTTCCATGCAGCATGATCTGATGCGTCATGCACAATGTCAAACTGCATAGCACTTGCACCTTTACGATAAGCAGATGGTAGTTTTTTGTCAGTTTCTATGGCTTCTGCAAATAAATCTACGATACCAGCTGCGGAAATTGTTTTAGCCAATCATCTCTCCTCTCGTGTGTTTCATCCATCACCTCACGCCAAAACTGAGCTTTTTTATCAGATGATAAGTTGTTTAAAAATGTTGTGAGCTTGTCTCTTTGTTTTTTCGGAATACGATTCTTTTTGGAGCTTTCTTTTACAGCTGACTTGTAGAGTAGATTAGATTGTTTACTTACCCCCCTTAATATATCTTTAACAGCATCTCCCTGTATGCCTTTATGTCTAGATATATCTATCTTAGATATCTTAGATAGTTTAGATATAATAGGTTTATTAATATATACACTTTCAGTCACATCTGACGTAATTAAATAGTTGGGCCTGTATGCACATGATGATTGCAGCCTTTTTGACACTATGAACTTCTTATCTCTAAGCTCATTTAAACAGCGTATAATAGTCCTACGAGAGAAGTTTAGATCCTTTGCAATGGTTGAGTGTCTTGGATAACACTTGCCGTATTTGACATAGAAGCGTTCCAAATAAAGGTACACGATCTTTGCATTACTACTTAGATCTTCTTTAATGAATTTGTCTAGGCTACTCAAACACACACTCCATTTCGATACACAATAAATCTAAGTGATACCTGGCAATTGATATCTCAGTCCACATATCATCTAGGGTAGCGTGCAGATATGACAGATACGCACATGTCCATAGAACACCAGCAAGGATAACAATCCCAATGATGACGCAATAAAAAAAATGTATGTTCATGGCAGCTCCTTAATGTTGTTTAAGTGTTCAACAGGCACTCCATAAAACATTGGCCTGTTATGATTTTGTCGTTCAAACTGTTTTATCTTGCCTTCTTTAGCAAACACCCAACCCACAACCTCGTACCTCAAATGGGAATGCGTAAGCACAAGGATGTGGATCAGCTCTGGGGGAGAGTCTGGTTTAATGACTAAAAAATTAGCCTCTTTGTAGTTGTCAATGGTGTGATGGTCTTGTGACTTGATCTCTAAATTACCAAGATCAGGTCTGCTAAATGTATTGATAGCACCATCCCAATATATATTTAAGCATTTGCCTACGGCAAGCTCAGCAACGGAAGATATAACAGACGTGCCAACATCATTGCGTGGTGTCCATACGCTGCCATAACGATCTTTGTGCCCTAATCGTAACGACTCAACTTTCCTACGAAAGCCAACATGACCAGCCATTTCATATTCATGCCAGGTTAAATCAACGAGCATTGGCTTTGTCCTTCCAATACGCAACCTCACGTTTTAAATCATCAACTTGTGTTTCAAGCAAATGCAGCTTCCGTTTCTCACTGATAGGTTTGGCTTTGACTACATAGTCTTGAACCTTACGAGCAAATCGGCCTGTGTTGTCGTGTTTGATTTCACAATGACCGCACACATAACGTCTTTCATTTTTGTGGCTATACAATGCAATATTACAATGCTTGCACGTTCCTTGGTTATGCAAATATTTTATATCACCAGCCGTATTCATCTTGCGGATCCATCAATTACCTCACTCGTTAATAGTGTTATTTTTTGACACCAATCTTTAGGAATAGTTATGGCCCGACCAGTTGTGCCGTCTGAACAAAAGTCAGCTGACATGGTGTACCACTTTTCTGTTTCGTTAATGAGCCAACCTACAGACTGCACAGGCTCTGCCTTTGCTTGTTTCATTTTCTTGAGATCATGCCATCCAGTGTCACTGTCCATAGCATCAAGCCAGTTAATCTTGACCAGTTTGTATTGTGCAAGATTAAATTTCTTCGGCATCTCTTATAGCTTTTCCGATTTGATATGCAATTTGTGGTACGATTGCATTGCCTAATCCTTTAAGTCTGTCCACCCTATTGGGTAGCCCATCAACCACTCGACAAACATCGGGTTCAGAGTCCCATTGACCACTGCATTTAAAGGTTTGATGTTTCTGTTGTGTTGAGCTTTGCCACCATTGTTCTTGCTGTCTTGAGTTGTCGGTGTCGGCCACATCTGCACTGCGTGTCTCAATGCAAATTGTAGATTGATCCCTTGCTCCTTCTTCTTTTTGGCTCTTTTCTTCCAAGCCTCCAGTGTTTCTGATTGGTTTGCTAGATTGTCTGTTGCGTTTGGTGTCGGCCACATCCATTTCTTCATTCTTGGTGGTCTTAATGTTACTCCGTTCATCATTGCTTGTGCTTCTTGTTCTGTAATCTCTTTTTTCTCTACTTTTTTCCTCATCATCATTGTCTGGCCCATTGATGCGTGTCCGTAACCCTTCGTTGTCGGTGTAGGCCACATTTGTGTTGTCCACTCCGCTGATTGCACCATCGTCATTTCGTTGTCGTATTTTAATGTTTTCAAATGTGGTTTGATTTTGTTCCAATCCTCTATTGACGGATGACTGAACCCCTTGCTGTCCGTTCTGAACCAATGTTCTATCGTGGTTTTCTTGATGTCTGTTTTGAGTGTCAATTCCTTGATGGATGTATTCTCTCTCAGATACTTCACAAACTCCTGTTGTGTTGGCAGCTGTGGTCTGATTATTATTTCGTGATCCTTGTATTGATCCATTAGTGACGGATCTTGTTTGATTTCCTCCATCATTATTTGATCTGCCAATGTTTTCTGTATTAACTCTCCCGATGCTCGATGTGTTTTCCCTTGCATCAACTTCGTTGCGTGTTTTAATGCATCCTCTTTGGTGTCCATTGTTGTTGGAGTACGCCACAATCCATGTTCGGTATCTTTGGTGGGGAGCGTTGACTGCTGAAGCTGGTATAATAAACGATTGGACTTCGTAACCTTGGCTTTCCAAGTCAAGGTACACTTGTTCGAGTACCATGCCGTCTGAGATGCTAACAATATTTCTGACATTTTCCCCAATGACCCAGGTAGGTTTTGTTTGTCTAATAACTCTAAACATTTCTGGCCACAGATGTCTGTCGTCTTGTACGGCTTGTTGCTTACCTGCAACCGAGAAGGGCTGACAAGGGAATCCACCAACAACGACATCTGCTTCAACGCCTTGGTATGTGTTGTAGGTTTTGATGTCGTCATGTATTGGCACTCCAGGAAAGTTCTTGGCTAATATTTGTTGACACCACTTTTCGTTCTCGACAAATTGTACTGTCTTGAAATAACCTGTGCTTTCTAGCCCTAGTGCAAAACCACCAATGCCTGAAAATAAATCTATAACTTTGAGCATCCATTTTTATCCCTATACATGTTTATAAAATCATTAGCCGTGACAGCTTTGTTAGTTCGATCTTCGATTTGAATTAAAATATCTGGTCTTGGAAAACGAATCCCTTTGCAATATCTCATTGCTTCATTGGCATGTTTTAAGCCCAATAAATCAGCCAAACCCTGGTAACTTAGTTTTGTCAGCTGTCTATATTCCTTCAATTGCATAATAGATTCAAATTGATAGTAGTTTTCACTGTCCGTCAAACGAACAGATTGACAACTTAGGTAGAACATTTATATTTAACCACTTAGGATTAATATGGCAAAAATCAGCAACCCATTTACAGGTAACATGTCAGTCAAGGATGTTTTGTTTCGTAACAAAATAAATCAGACTGAATTGTGTCGTAAACTTGGCTTTAGTCGTGAAGCATTTAGCAAGGTAGTTAATGGACATCGTGATCTGTCAGTACACAAAGCAAAAGCTATTGCTGATTTGTATGATTTAGATTGGAGAGATTTTTATGAGACACCATCTGATCGTTACAAACAAATTGATGGTATAGTTACAAGTCTTATTGTTGAAAAATCTAAAGAGAGTATTTTTATAGTAGCACCTAAAGAGTGGCACAATAACTCACTTTTTTATATGATTTCACATAAATATGGTCAATGGAACGAGTATGTTTATGTTTTTGAAAAACGCACACATGAATTTAATCCGCAGCTTTTAGACGAAGGTTTTGCTCTTTATACATTGAAAGATGGTTTGCAAATTGTAGGTGAATTTAATGGATATGATGATCCTAATGGTCAAAGTATTTGTATCTACAACGCTGAAACTCACACTTGGCATAAATACAAAACTAATAAAGTAAAACACATCCAAATGGCTAAAGCCTTACTGACACCTAATAAAAAATAATACCATTTTCGAATCGTAGTGCATGTTGTCGTTTTCTAACAGCAATATGTATGATTAAAATTTAATAGTAAAAATAACTATCTTTTTTATTACAAAAAAACTTGTCTAGAAGTAGCCTATATGTTTCTATCATGTTTAAGAAACAAAGTAGGAAATTTAATGCAACTAAAAAGCCAAGGATTACCAAAGAATCAGTCAGATTTTGACAAACTTGTGGAGCAAGGTGATTCGGTACATTACACAGCTTTTAATTTTGATCATCATAGTTGGAGCCAATTAAATATTTCATCAGATGGGCATTGGGCGTGGAAATATTTTAAAGTTGATCAAGATCTAAGAAGGCAATTTAAATTTGAAGCTAAACCAAGACTAGGTGTAGCTGTTGGAGGCGGTGTAGCTTTAGTATTTGCTGATCGTTTATGGACTAACAATTCACAATATATTGATATTGATAAATTATCATTCAGACAATTTTTACTGTATGTGCAAGCTGAGCTTAATAAATACAAACCTATGTTTGATGAAAAAGAAGAAGCTCAACATGAATATCATAAAAAAATAGCAAATCGAATAGCATACAATTTATATAAAGCTATAAAAAGTTTAGCAATGAAGGGGCCAATTGAGTCAGAAGCTAATCGTTATATAAATCTTGGCACTGACATTGATGTGTTAGGTCGTACTGATTTAGAAAATGAAACTATGGTTGTAGAAATAAAAATTTTACCACCAAGACGAGGCAAATTAAAAAAAGATGGCACTTATGGATTTAGCACACAATCTATAAAGGAACCTAAGCTAGACCATGCACGCCAGGTATCTGGTTATTATGCAATGTGTAATAAAAAAAGACCATTCTTAGTTTATGCAAATGAAAAAGAATACACAATATTTGATCCAAGTAATTGTGACACACTGACAGAAGCTGCAATGCTTGATCATTTAAAGTTTTACAAAAGCAAAGCCAAACAAAGAGAAAATTTATTAAAACAGTCAGAAGGTAACGTTAATAAATTATTGTCTATGACAGATCCACAATGGGATCATCCGTTTTATTGGAACATTGGTGATGAATTTGTAGAACAAGCAAAAATAGATTTTAACAAAGCATTGGAGAATTAAAGGAGGATCCACAAATCTTATGACTAAGAAAAAAGACAACAGTGTTTGGGCTACTTTATCTAAAGTGAACTGCAACAAACATATAAAAGGTAAAAACGATTTAAAATATTTGTCCTGGGCATGGGCATACGGAATACTAATGGAGCATTATCCTGATGCTACATATGAATTTAGAGAATTTGATGGATCTGATGTGCTGTACTATAAAAATGGTACAGGATCTGTGCATTGTTCGATAACCATAGAAGGCAAAACCAAATCTATGTGGTTGGCAATTTTTGATTACAAAAATGCAGCTATTGTAAATCCATCATCAGTACAGATTGCTAATTCTAAAATGAGATGTCTAACAAAGTGCATGGCTATGTTTGGACTAGGCCACTACATATATGCAAATGAAGATTTGCCACAAGATTTATCAGGTAACACTGATAAAGAAAAAGAAGCTGAACTTTACAAATTGTTTGAGGATGCTTCACAATTAACAAAACTTGAATCGATTGTAAGAAAACAACCTTACAATGCCTGGATTACATCATTGAAAAAAAATGACGAGGCAATGTATATGAGAATATTTGAGCAATATGATTTAAGAGAAAAAACACTAACGGAAGGAATAAAATCTAATGGACAATGAACGCATTGCAACAGTCAAGTTGTACCCAGCTGACGCAAGTAAATTTAAACAAAATCCGCCAGCTTATACTGGGCCAGCAACGGTCAATGGTGATAAAAATTATAGAGCTTCTGCATGGAAACAAGAGGATAGCAAAGGCAACATGCATTTATCTGTATCAGTGCAAAAGCACACACCAAAGTCAGATGGTTATAAATCAAATGATAACAATGATACACCATTCGACAACCAATTCTAACATAAAGGAACACGAGTCTAGGTACATCCTTGTGCCTAGGCCAAGTTTAGGCAATGACAGATATATTAAAAGAGGCAGAAAAAATATTTATGCAAAGGCACAAGCAATATGGAGATTTTGTACCAAGATTTAGGAAAACTGCTTTGCTGTATTCTGCTTTGCTTGGCATCAAAGTCGTTGGCAGCACATTGTGTAAACTTATTATTTTAGAAAAGATCAGCAGATCAGATCATACTTATTTAAAAGATAACTGGTTGGACATTATTAATTACTCACTCATGGGTGAGATACTTCAAAAACTTGAAGATACAGAAAAGAATGAAAAGGTAAAACCAATAAAATGACCAGTACACAAAAAAGAACTTTAGATTTTATAAAAGAGTTTTGGAATGACCATGGGTACAGTCCGAGCTTTCAAGAAATATCTAATCACATGCAATGGAAATCAAAAAGCACAGCACACATGATGATCAAACGATTGTCAGAACGCAATGAGATTTCATACATACCAGCTAAAGCTAGATCAATTAAATTAGTATGAGAATAAAAGTACCAAACAGAATGAAGTCCGTGGCTACCAGGCTGAACATAAATGACAGACGTGTGATAAGTTTGTTGGACTATCAAGAAACAGAAGCTGGTTTAAAAATAATTGGCTCCTGGATTAAATTAAAAAAAGAAGAAACAGAACTTGGTCGTGAACTTACAGCCTCAGGTAAGCTCGTTTCATTGCTATTGCAATACGGCTGCCCTATGAAAGAGATTGCAGATACCTTAACTAAGGATAGTTATTGTGGTGCAGTGACAAACTATGTTGAAAAAAATGTAGTTGATATTTTATGTGGCAACCAACCAGAAAAAACACCAAAGCTCAATACAGATCCATACAAGATTAAGCAGTCGTGAGAGATAATCAATTGAGGTGTGACTGTTGCAACAGGCTATTTGATGCCGTGGTTCAACATAAGTCTTTTGTGTGGGAATACGATGAAAATGGCATGGAACGCATTTTTTGTGTGACTTGCACGAAAAAAAACGCACAGAGAAGCTCAAATATGGAAAGATTTAAGAGGAGCCTAACCTCAGCACCCCCCCAAATTGTAGTAAAAGTAGCCTAATTTAAAAAAGCAAAGTTTTCTGAATTAGAAATATCATTTACCAATGCTTGTTCTTCATGTGGTGGATATATTAAATGACCATAAACAGTTTCAGTAAAAGTATAAGATGAGTGCCCTAACATGGTTGATATCTTTTTAGGGTTTAAATTATTCTTTTTCTTTTGCATATCGATTAAATTTGATGCGTAAAAATGCCTGAAACAATGCATAGATCCTTTTAAATTAATCTGAGCTGCCTTTTTATATTCATCAAACTTATTCCATATATGTTGACGTGAGTGTGGTGTATTTTTTATTGTTGGAAAAACTAAATCCGTTTTAATGCCTTTAGCACGAAAGTTACTGTTGTGACCAATGCTAGGTAAATATCCCATATCATCTCTACGTTGTAATAATTCTGCTTTTAAACTTGCATGTAAAGGTATTTGCCTATCAGAATTTTTAGTTTTTAACCTGGTTGTTAATTGATTTTTTTGGCTTGCTTGTTGCTTTACATATATTTGATTATTAGGAAAATCAATATTACTAAATGCTAGCCCACGCAGCTCAGATACTCTCATGCCTGTGGCAGCAGCTATTTTGTAAAACAATCTCCATTTAGGATCAGCAACTTTAAATATGCATTGCAATTCGTATTCAGTTGGAATTATGATTTCAGATAAATTTTCATCAGTATCTGTATTAGTTGCACCCTTATCAAATCTATAATCATACATAGGATTATCTTTGATTAATTTTGCTTTTCTGCATGTTGTATAAGCATATTTCAATGCCTTCATTGATTTGCTAACGGCGTCATGGCTCCAACCTTGATAATTATTTGCTTCACATTTGTAAGAATATAATGCTTTTTCTATTGCATTAGTATCAAACTGAACAACACGATAATTCATAACACCATATTTTGTCAGTGATATTCTTTTTAACTCATTTTTGTAAGTTGAATAGGATTCTGGTACACGTTTATACATGCTTACTAACTCATTAAATTCAACTAAAAATAAATACATGATGTCATCAACAGTGTATTTAACATTTGTTAATGCAGTAGTGTTAGTTTCAACAGCTTCGTTCCATTCATCAGCATAGTTTTGTGCTAATTTTTTAGCAGCTCGTTTACCATACTTTTTAATATTAAAATCTTTTGATCCGCTAGATGTAACAACCCTATAAATCTTGCCGTTCTTTAGTGGCCCTTGTACTCCAATCATTCTATAACTCCCCAAATATTTTTTTAAAATATAAAATATAAGCAACAACCAACATGTAACCTACCACTGCCATGAGTGGTAGAATTACAAAATACAATAATGTTTCCATTATATGCTGCGTATTTTTTTGATGTTGTAGCCAATAGTATTTATTAGCTCGATGACTTTTATTTTATCATCGTTGCTAAGTGATAAGGCTTCTTGATACCAACTGTTTTTTTCTTCAACAGTTGCAAAACCAAGTGGCTCATTTAACATCATGCCCTTGTGCAGACCTTTGTTAAAATTATCAATCATAAGTTCTTTTAAATTATCATTCATAACTATGATCTCTCTTTATCCATTTTATTATTTAATGCCTGTATTGAATAAGACTCTAGAAAGTCACTATCAACTTCTTTACATTCTTCCATTAAATAATTTAGTTGTGCAGCTTTTTGATAAGTAAAAGATTTTACTCCGTTAGTATCATCGTATTCATTAAAATCATCATCCCAATGAAAGATAATGTTTTTGTTATAAAGATAATCTACAAACTGTTTTATATCATCTTTATTTTTTATTTGCTCAATCATATATTCCTCCTATGTATGAATCAATTGTAGCTTATTTGTTACAGTTACAAATCTTAATCCATAAAGGATATATGTCAAGTAGGGGTAGGGGTATGGTATGGATTGCAAATTTTTATTTGCAAAAAAGGTAGGTTTTGTGGGATTTTTTACTAGGTAAGATATGATGTGACACAAATGATATATGTGAGTTTTCCTAGTTTTTTTATGTTACTATTTATTTTTTATGAAAGTTCGAGTCCCGTCACTCCCGCCACTTTTAATAATAAAATCAATTATTTATTTTAAGTGGTAGGGATCCTGGTAGGGATTTGTTTTTTTATTTTTTTAATTTTTATCCTTTAAAGCACTTAGTCATGCTCGTATTCAGTAAAGCAAGACGAATCATTTCTTGGATTGTGACATAAATACTGTTTATGAATTTTCGGAAACATTAGTTCTTTAATAACAAACGAATCGTTTCGATATACATCTTTACCGCAATGCTCACACTCTCCGAGCTTTACGTTAGCAAACTTTTTGTATGCCATTACTCTATGATTTTTTTAATCTTTAATCGGCCCATGTCTTCAAAAACTACAGCCTCTACTTCCTTACAGCTCATGTATATGCCTTCTTGATCTTCTCCAATGTTTCTAGTTATTAGACGTTTTTGTTTTAAACAATCTGCCATTCCCGTAGTAGGAACCATCTCTACTACAGAACCGTTTTGTATCATCAAGATTGCAAATACAACTTTAATGCTTTCCATTTTGTTTAGCCTCCAGGTCTATTAATCTTTCCTCGTGAAATTGTATAACCATGTCGTTTTTTAATATCATTGGAATTTCTGACTCCATCTGTTCTTTTAGCTTGTCTACATTTTCTCCAAGGTACTCGACCAACATGTATAGCTCTTGGACTTGTGGACTGACCATGCCCCCTTTGGGAACAGAATCAATAAAAGCATTTGCAGCTTCTAAGTCTTTAGACATCAATCTTAAATCTGACTCTATATTATTAAGTCGTTCAATGACACCAAACCCGAACCAAGCACCAATAACAACAGCACCAATAATAGAGATAAGATTACGAGCTGGCATTGAGATGGAGGTGTTTTCACTTACTTTCATACCTCATCCAATTCTACAAACTTGCCTTCACAAAAATGCT